CCGTTGTTAGCCAGATACATGTTGTCGAGGATCTGCCGGAACACCGTGGATTTCAGCAGTTGCAGATCCATTACAAGGTCCGCAATGCTCATCCCGTACAACTTATGGGGGAGGATGATCGGGGTGAGCGTTACGAGCTGCGCGCTATACCCTTCCTCGTTCTTGAGGATCTTTCCACCCGCCATGAGGATGGTTCGTTCCTCGGGAATCCCATCCCCATCAACGTCAATCTTCCGGTAGCACTCCTCCACCCACACAAGACGCGAAAGAGGGTCTTTGGAGTCATCCAACGACCTGTCGGTCTCATCCACGGAGAACCGGGCAGTGCGTTCCTCGTTGAAATCGCTCTCTTCACTCGCCGGAATCTCATCGGCGGACTTGATAAGCCCCATCTCGATGAGTTCACCGACCGTTACTTGCCTCCGATGGCAGCGAAAACGGTTCTTGTTGAAGGGGGAGATGGGGTTTTTGTTGACCAATACCTCCTCGGGAGGCACCGGGACAACACAAACCTTCCCCGACTCGCTCTTTTTCCGGACCTTCAGGGAAAAGGTCTTCGCTACGGTCCCATCCTGGGCGACATACTCGTCCTGCGAATACTCAATCGGCTCCACATCCTTGTTCGCAAGGATGAGGGCGACTTCATCTTCCGTCAGACCCTCGTAGGTCTCGGTCTTCTGCTCGGTGTACTTCTCCCAATAGACCTTTACGAAGCCGTTTTTGGAAAGAAGTGCGTCCTTGAACCACGTATAGAGGGTTAAAAACCCGTCGTTCTGCCGTTGGAAGATGTAGTTAACGTAGTCAGTAGCTTGTTGCGCCGCCTTTTCGTCTTCCGGGCCTTGAGGCTCGAAGCGGACAATCGTGTCGCCGCCCGTAAAAATCCGCATGAGCGACGGCATGATCCATTCGATGGTGTCGGCAACGTCGCGGGAGACGTAAGAGGAACGCCCCTCTACCTCGTTGCCAAACTTCTCGCCGTAGTAGTACTGGAGAGCGGTCTTCCTCTGCTCGGAAAGCTCCGAGGAGGCATACCCAACCGCCCCTCGGATCTCTTCATCGAGGATGGATTTGATGTCTTCGTCGGCTAGCGCCATATCTTTTTCTTCTTATCGGCGCGAGCCACTACGGCCCGCCTTTACAACTTCGGACGTGGAAGTATTTCGCCGGGACCAGCCCGCATTTCGGGCATAGCTTCTTGGCCGGCTGGTGTGCTTCGGCGACGAACTGGCGCACCTCTTCCGGGATCTCCGGCTTTTTGTTCGCCTCCAGAGCGCCTACGCGGTCACGGAGGGCGATAACTTCTGCCCTGAGCGTGCGCAGCTCGTTTTTGAGCTCCAGGAGGGTCATACAACCCCGACTTGCGGGTAGACGATCTTCTTGCCGAAGTCTTCCGCCGCTTCTGCGGTCGTGGAGAAAAGCGCCACGTATTGCAAGGCGTCGTGGGCGTGCGAGTACTCGTTCTTGTCCGGCACGTCCCGGTAGTGATCCCAGCCGGTCACTTGGACCCTTCTCAGGTGATAGCCGCCGAGAAAACCCTTCCGTGTGTATTTCGCATCTGGGCTCACCAGAAACCCCGGCTGTCCGTCCGCAACCATCTTCGTTAGATAACGCTTCACCGCTTCCTGCCTGGCCTTCGGCTCGTTAGTGATCGCCGGCATGGCAATGAATCCCTCGTCCGCCAAGATCTGGAACGCGGTCTTCTCGTCCGAGTCGGCCCTTTTCACCCCGTTGGGATCGCCGACGCACTGGAACCTGTAGCCGGGAAATTTCTCGGCCAGAAAGGGCTTCAGGATGTCCCTGGAGAATTGCTGCATCCCCATCGTCGAGTCTTCTACAAGGTCGGCGTACACCCTCAACTGACCCGTAGGGGAAACCTGAGCAATCACCGCAGCGGGATGCCCGAAGTCCAGCCCGATCAAGAGCGGCTTGTTGGGATACGGCTTGATTTCCCGGCAGTGGATTTCGTCGTTGTATTGCGGGTACACCCTCTTGCCAGTAGTAATGACCCCGTATTCAGCGCAGACAAAGACCTTGATCCACTCCTTGTCCTTGCCCGCGATTTGCCGGCGGTAGTACTCGTACCCACCAGGGAGGTTCGGGATGTTCTCGGCGGCAGGGTTCTCAACATACGAATCCCCGCCAGTGTTCTTTAGCCCGCCCGGCTGCTTGAAGATGCGAAAGCCCTCGGGCCTCTCTTCCTCAAACAACCGATAGATCCAGTGGTCCGTGTCCGGGAAGTTCGTATCCCCGAAGACCCCGTACCAGCTCGGCCCTCCCCACCTCTGGGGCGGATACCGCCCCACCCTCTGAGTAGCCATGTCGAAGACATCCTTGGGGCTCTCCGACATTTCAGAGATCGCAGCCCACGTCAGCTCAAGCCCACGGATCTTCCCCACGTCCTCTGGACGGTCGAGAGCAAGAAAAAGAATCTCGCACTTGACCCGCGTCTTATCTGGAAGCCAGAAATCCAGCTTCGCCGTGATCGGGGAATCCCATTTCAACGGAGCCACTGACTCGGGAAACCACTCCTGGAAAGACTTGATGACGGTGTTTTTCAGCTCAGGGTAGGTCGCCCTAAGAATCATCCCCCGGCTGTACCTAACGCCTTCGTAGGGCTTCTGGGAAAGGGAAATGCTCATCCCCTTCATGATCGAGCCCACCGTCTTCCCAGAGCCCACAGGGCCAGCTATGAGGCTTACGAAACTCCTGTCAGCAATGTACTGAGCACAGATCGGCCCAGAGGGGTGGTAGCTAATCTCCACGCGCTAACCGACGCCGCCGCATGTACTCCCGCTGGTAGGCGTTGTAGGCGTCGCGGGACCACCTTTGCTTAGGTGGTCTCGAATCACCCGCTCCTCGATCTCCTGACGCGTCTTGGACGCCCCCTCCAGCAGCAACTTCAACCGAGGGCTTTCCAGCACCTTCAGCCACGCCTGCGCTTTTTCCGGCGACATTGTTAGATGCAATCCTGTTAGATGCAGGGCTCTTGTTAGATGCAAAGACGTGGGCCTGATAACTCTCGTGCCGAGAGCCGCACAAATCGCAAATGGGTTTCATGAAAAATGCGTGCGGGGGAAAGGGACGGTTACGGGCGCCCTCCCCTCCCCCTTGTTTCTGATGGGTACCCCCGGCCTGGCCCGAAAATTAGGGAGCCCTCATCGGCCGGTGTCGTTTTCCTCGCCTACTGATTGAGCATCAGTTGCCATGTCTGATGTACTCGCTTGCACATCAATGACTTGGCCGCTCTCTGTGCCAACTTTGTGTCCGAGATTGATGTTTATTGCGATGCGGGAAGCGTCCGAGGCGTCCTTCTCCTCGCCGTAGATGCGACGGAAGACGCGCTCCAGCTCCCACTCGGCACGCTTGGCCTGGATCTCGGCGAGCCTGACCTGCTCACGAATGCGCGCGAGGCTAAGAGCGTCGTGGGCTTTCTCCGCCTCCCAAAGCTGTTCTCTCAAGTCGAGGAGGTCTTTGGTGGCTCTGTCCCTCTTTGCTACTGCCCGTCCCTCTTGGGCTTGCTTCCATTCCGTTTCGTGGTCTCGGATAAGGAGCGCGTAGGCCGTGACATCGGACACTCCGTAGTCCTTGGCCATCTCTGCTACTTCTCGGCCTTGGGCGTAGCCTGTCAGGAGTTCTCTGGCGATTTGCTCTCTGCGCTCCGCCGGGACGTTGTGAAAAGGGCGCTTCGCTAGGCTGGTCATTTTTCACTCGGCACCGTCACCGCCGGCTGCATCCCCTCTGTGGCTTTCAGGAAGTGAAATCTCCACTCGGGGGCGTAGTCGCTGGCGCGGTAATGGGCCATGAATGGCGCACCTAGCGTCCAGTGCGCTACCTTGGCGCTGGGGTTAAATTCGTACTCGGCGCAGAGCCAGTTCCACTCCTTGTCCAGCTCGCCGATCCTGTCTTCGGGCAGCCACTCAAACCTGTGCAGGTGCTTGCCGCCCTTCTCCCGGATGTACTCGGGAGTTAATTTGCGGTTCATGTAGTGGCCGCAGTTCCAGATGACAACGCTTGAGGCGTTCTTCATCGGGTAGTCCTGGTTGTCGGCCTCCATGGACGTTCCAACGTACTTACGGGCGAACTTCGTGCGGTATTGATGTTTCACCACCTGGACCGCATGCCAGCCGCTTCTCTGCTCCCACAGCTCGTTTACGTCCGCTCGCATCAGCATGTCCACGCAATCGACGTAGATCGCGTAGCCGCTGAAGCCAGTTAAATGCGGGACCAAAAATCGAGACAGTGAAAATGCGTTGCTTCCATCCGTCCCGATGCCCTGCCCGGCCGCTACCTCTGGCGTAAGGAACGTGACGCTTACCGGGATCGAGGACCGCTGTTGCAGGATGCTTTCAAGGAAGACGTGGCCGCCCACGGACTCTCGGTGATCGCAGCCGCAGAAGAATCTTGGGTAGTCCATCGTCCCTAGGAATTAGCGGCCCCACGGTTTGCGCTTCCAATGGAGAGGCGTGCAGGGCACTGAAATAGGTGCTCGTCTTTCCGAGCTGTCACCGGGGAAGGGGATACCCGGAGGCGAATGAGTTACCCCGTAGCGCAGGGGATCAGCGGCCTACAGCGAGGCGAGTGGTAGGGCTACCTGAAAACCAGGATCGCCGTAGAGGTTCAGCCCGCAAGACAGAGCGCGCCGACGAACTTTTTTTCTGGAGGGCGAGTCGGGCTTCTGCTGGAGCTGAATTCGGGGAATTGCTAGGACTTCTGGGGTGAAGCGTGCCTCTCCGCCTGCGGGATGGACACTCGGCGTATAGCCGGAATACTGCGCACTTACCACTTCCTTATGCCATACTATATCTGGGCCGTCAAGCCCCTTTTCGGCACTAAATGCAGGACAACTTGTTAAATTGGGAGATTCACATGGCGAAGAAGCCGACTACCAGGATCGGCGGCAGGGATAGCGGCACAGGAAGGTTCGTGCCGGTGAAGGAAACGGAACGCCGGCCGGCGACGACTCAGCGGGAGAGGATTCCCCTGCCCGGCCACGGCGACACCGGCCGCGACAAGAAGAAGTAGCTAGACCTTCACCCTTGCGCGCCTCACCACGGCGCACTTGGGGATGGTGATTAACTCTCCGAACGGTAGGCGCGAAGAGCCGTCAAAAACACCATTCAGCGCCACCGTTATTTGCTCCTTGTTCTCCGAGACAAGCCAGCCCAAGGTCTGACAGCGCATCAGCTCTGGCTCGTGCGGCGTCTGCCAGCCGCTACTGCCAGCTGAATCCACCCACTCCACCCAGATCGGCTTACGGGCGACCTTCAACTGAAAATCGCCCGGTAGACCCGCATCCGCCCCAGATCCACCAGCTCCTCGTACTGCTTCCAATTTAACCGCCGCTCGGTGTACTTCTTCATCAGCCGAAGGACGATGAATCTAGGCAGGCTCGGGTAGCAAAAAGCGTAGGTCAACGCCCACTTAAATTTGCGGTCGAGCTTCTGGATTTGTTCGTGGGTCTCGATGGCCCGCAAAACCTCGTAGGAACGCGCTGGCTGCGTTCTCGGGGCGGTTTCCATATCTCCCCACCCCTCCGCCGCAAAGTCCTCAGAAACGGCCCTGTAGCGATGCTCGATGGACTTGCAGCGGTCGAGGCGCTTCCTGTCCCTGAAATACCAAGCCCACTCCCACAGGCGCTCGTCTACCAGCTCTAGGACTTTTAAGTCGTCGGGTCTCACGCTCGCCCCTTCTTCTTTTAACTAACGTCCCGCTCCACTACCTGCCAGCGGTTGCGTACCTTCTTCCAACCCCAGCAGAGCAACTTAAATCCGGCCTCCCTGAGAGTCGGGGTGCTCTCCATGTCCGCAATCTTCTTCACCCTCGCGGAGAGATTGGACGCGCTTGTGCATTGGACAAGCCCTATCTCGTCCCGTTTCCAGAAGAGGATGTCGAAGCCGCAGCAATCTTGGCGCAGCCGGGCAAACGGGTTCCATCGCTCAACTACGTGCAGGCGGTAGCCATCGGCCTTGAGCTTGCGGATGGTGAGCTGCGTGGGGGTCACTTGTGCTTCAACACCTTGTATTTCAGCCCGCGCACGATTTCGATGCCAAGATGGTTCATGGCCGCGGCCACGGCATCCTTTAGGCGAGCGCCCGTCATGTACGGCATCGGGCTCCCTACCTCCCACTCAACCCACGGTTCGCTATTGACTCTGCGCTCCAGCGCACTAAGTCGCCGCTCCATGTCTTCAAACCGCTTACGACTGATCCACACGTTCCGGCTCCATGTTCTCCGCCATCCAGGCGTCCGTGAACTCGATCAACTCGGCCATCTCTTTCTTGCTCAACTTGGAGGTGCGTTGGTACAGGCACTCGAAACCCTGACCGTCCAGCGCCGGAAGGATTCTTAGCTGCCGCCCCGTAGCCTTCATCCAAGCCGCGACTAATAGGCGCTTCCACTCCTCGGTACTCAGCCAGACTCCGCCCCATTGCTTCTGCTCGGCTAGGTCGTGGCACATGGCGTGGAACTTGTCCGATTGGTCTACGCTCCTGATCTGCTCCCCTACCTCGACATGGAAAGGCATCTGCATCCCGTCCAACGTCTGCTTGAGACGGGAGAGCTGGTCGTGGGTGGAGATGAGGAAGGAGCGGGGCATCTACGGCCTCACCACCTCTACGGGCACGCCGGCTTCCCTGGCGATCTTGACCATGTGAGCCGTGCCACGCCCCCCGGGGAACGCGATCACCATGTCCGGCTTCCCCTCTTTAAGCATCTGCTCGTTTCGGATGGGTCCGGCGGACCTCCCATGCTTGTACCAATCCGCCGGGAAGCGCTCGACATGAACTCCTCGCTCATGCGCCCACATCTCGCCAATGCTGTCCGCACCCCGAGCGCCGCCAGAGATAACGACGGACGGCCGTAGCCTATCGAGCGTCGCGTAGGCCAAATCCACATCATCGAAATCCCTTCCGCCGCAGACGATGGCTCTCATGCGCGCTTCCGATACTGCGCCAGCCAAACCCTGATCGCGTTCTGCCGCGACTCCATGCGGTCCAGGATCTGCTGGGCTTTTTGCTTGTAGTCGGCGCTCCTAAATCCATCCCGCAGATGCGACCTAAGCTCCTGCAAATCCGCTTGCAGCCCTATCGTGTATTGGGAGTAGTCGCCTACGTTCTGCGGCGGGTAGAGAAGGCGGATGCGGTCTAGGAGGGTCATGCGCGGTCCTGTCTCCGGCGCAATTCTTTGCGGGCCTGAGATGCGATCTTGTCCCTGCCGACGTTGAAGACCTTAGCCATCGGGACAATCCTCGTCTCTCCCTTGGCTACGTTGATCTTCACGTTTGGGCAAATGGCAATCGCCAAACGAGCGAGAAAAGGAAGCTCGCTCACGCCGGCTGCTCCGCCTTCTTCTTCTCGTACTTCCTTACGGCCCCCAAGACGCGAGTTACGTATGCGTCGGAGCATGGAACGCGCCGCGCAATCTGGCGGTTAGAGAGCTGCCGCTTACCTTGCTCGTCCACCTTTGCGGCCATCTCCAGAATCAGGCTTCGCTTCTCGGTCATGAGTTTCTTACTCCCGTTCTTTTAGGGCCTTTATTAGTTCAAGCGCCGAAGTCAGCCTCAGATCCTTCAGCACTTCCCCAAGCATCTTTTCCCCGTCGTTCTCCAACACAGCCAGCAACGCATTGACTCGGTAACCGGACGGCGACGCCTTGTACCAACTCACCCATTCTTGGCGGCGCTCACTTGGAGTCATTCATTCGCGCCTCACCGCAGAACACCGGACGGCCACATTCCCGACGCGATGCACATTGAATCTGCGTCTTGCACTCTGGGCACAACCGGAATCCATCTACGTCTCGCGCAGCGCCATCAGCCACCGGATCGGCATCCATTGCGCCTTGCACGTCTTCTACGGTGGGAATCTTTGGCTCTCGGTGGAACAGCGCCCAAGCAACGCAGCGCGAACACAAGTTGTAGAAGTCCGGGCACTGCTCGCCCCATTGCGCTTCCATGTCTTTGTGCAAGTCGTGGCTCATTGAAGCGTGGCACCTTCGAACGGGCACCTTCCGGCATGCCACGCGCGAATGCCGCTACCGCTGCACCTGGGACACGCTCTCTCGACAAGATCCTTCGGCAGACCGGCCTTCTGCTCATCGGTCATGCACTCGTCCGTAATCGTGTCCTGCTGCTTCTCTGGCGGGATGCGGAGCGCGCAATCGAACGAACAGGCGTAAGCGCACTTCCATTGGCTCGGGCTCTGTAGCCAACCATCCGGCTTCACAGGTGCTCCGCACTTGTCGAACGTCCCTAGCGCCTCTTTGGCGCAGCCGTCGCATACGAACTTAATCGGCACGGCGGTCCCTCCCGAAGAACCTTTGCGCGAGGCGCTGCTTCCAGTCCGGGCCGTAGCCCGCCAGAGCCTTCGACACCTCGCTTACGGGCTTGGGCCGGCGCTCGCCGGTACGGCGCTCCTCGGCTCGCCTAAAGCGCTCCTGGCGGTCTAGGTCGCGCTGCTCGTTCAGCATCCGGTAAAGCGTCTGCGTGACCGTGGAAAGCGTGTTGTTGTCGTAGCGGTACGGGCCGAGCACCATCCGCGCGTACTCTTCAACGCGCTTCCGAGGCAGCATCCACTCGCGCCACTTACCGCTCATCACATGCGCCTTCAGTGAGGGTGAATGTCACGGCTCCCTTCGCCACAGCCTTCTCTACGCTGTCGCGGAATTCAATGGCAGACATGCGGTAGAGCCCGACACATCGGCACGGCCTGTCGTCTGCTTCGTCGTGGTACTCCCCGAAGTACACGGTCCCTTCGTGGACATCGTGTACGTTCACCTCGCGCTTCCCGAGGCGCACCGTTAGGCCGGCGTATGGAGTAATCACCTTGTCTCCTCGTGCCTGAGAATGAGGCTGCGGTCTTCCGACTCGCCGTACTGACCGTAGTAGTAGTGAGCCTGCCTCACCCACCCGCCGCGACAATCGTAGAAACTGCCGACGAAGATCCGAGCGTTCAAAGGTTTGTTCTCGAACGAGCGCAGGGCGTTTTTCTCGAACTCATTTTCCGGAGTCAGCACGAGCTGCACGGTTCCTTCCTCGATGTAAACCGCCGTTTTCACTTGGTCGCCTCGCAGGCGTACAGGTACATACGCTCGGCAGGCGTCAGCGGCCGATTGCACGCCGGCCAAGTCTTGGGGTCGTCGTAGACGCGGGGAGGCTTGAGCGCGCGCGGCCGTCGGTAGATCACCCTGTCCTCGGGTGTCTCAATGCGGTGGGTATGGACGCGGATCATGCGAGCCACGCATATAGAGCGAGCACACAGACGAATGCTCCGAGGATCAGCCAAGACATCGCGCACGCATAAAGACCGCTCTCCAGCGAACCGAGCAGCCAGCCGGTAAACGGCACCATCGCCAAGCAACCCACGGTATGCAGCATGAGTGAATCTACGATTAGGCTTCTCATGCTCCGGCCACCGGCTTGGCAACGATTCCCCGCATATGCGGAACCGGGTCGCCGTCCATTGCGTTCTTCCAGTGGGTGTCGCACGCCCACCGGCCGTTAACCTGACCCTCACCCACCTTTTCACAGTAGGCGCAGAGCTTGAGCCTCGGCACTTCCGGTTTTCTCTCGGTGGGGATGCTCCGCAGCGACGCCTGATTCTGGGACTTGGTGAGCCAGCTATTAGCGAAGCGCCCCCACTGCGACCGAGGAGCCATCATTGGGTTACTCACCACCCAGGCCGCCATCTTCTTCAGCTCGGCATCGACATCCACGGCAGGGAACGCCTCTTTCCACGCCGCGATCTGATCTTCCGTCACCCCTACCCATCTTCCGTTCTTTATCTCCAGCCTCGACTTGTTCTTCCCGAGTACTGAAATTTCTTCTCTCACCACCCTGCGCAGCAGGGCTTCCAGCCTGTCCCACTTGCCGTCATCGCTCACGTTTGCCCCCTTCCGTTGTTCGCCGCGACGCCGAATGTGTTTTTGTTGCCGCCCAACTCCTATTTCTCTTGTCTCTAGTCCCCTAAATCTCCCTTGGTGAATCCGGAGCGAAACGGGCAAAGCATCCCCTTACCCGTTCCGTGCATCTCCCTCGGAGCCATCCGTCGCTCTACGGGCGTTGTGGTCGGATCTGTCGCCACAACTTAGCCAGACTCTCCACGGGTTCAGTCCCCGTGCTTAGCGCGCTCTAGCTATCTCGCACCCACGCTGCGGCTTTGCTTGTTCCCCTGGTAGCCGCCCTTCCCATCCGACATGCCAAGCGTGATTTCTGCGCCCACGCCGGATGTGTCTTGCTCTTCCCTATCCTGCTTTTCTTAGCTGCTCGTTCTCCGCCTTCAGGCGGCGAATCTCCATCTGCTCCGGGCTCAGCTTCTCCGTCACGAACCCGCAGCGCATGTCTTCGTATTGGCGGATGGCCCAATTCCCACAAAGCTCTTGGAAGGCGATCCGGAAGTCGTGCGGGAGGTACTTCTTCCCGCTGAGAATGTTCGAGAGGTGCGAAACAGGCAGGCCCATTTCCTCGGCGGCCTGTCTAACGGTGAGGCCCTTCCTGCGGCGCTTAGCCCAGCACAGGGCGATAGCGTCCTTCTCGGATCGGCAGCGGCCGACCCAATAGTCATCAAGCCACTCCATCGGCTGCGCGGCCCCTAGAACGACGATCCGACGCTGGATCAAATGTTCCATGTGTTCCACGTACCGTTACATGTAGGAACTACAGAAAATTTTTTTCGCCATGACAGCGAAAACTCAGAAGAGAAACCCCGGCACGAAGGCCGGGGGTGATACCCGCGCAGCGAGGAGGAGGGAACCGCGCGGTGGGGAGTCATGCGACTCTGGCCTTACTCTTGCGAGCGTTCTTCTGAAGCTGAACGAGGCAGAGCCCGATCTTGTATTCCGGGTTCTTGCGAAGGCCCTTCTTGAGCTGGCTCACATAGGGCTGGCTACAGCCCGCGTATTCCGCAATTTCCTTCTGCGTGAGCCCCGTGGCCTCTAGGTCGCCGATAAGTGCTTTCCAGTCCATACCCCAAAGGTATAGCAGCCGCTATGCCCCTGTCAATAGCGCTCGCTATGAGTCCGCCCCGTATAACGGCGGCTATATGACTTCTTTCGGTGATCGGGTACGAAAAAGGCGGGAGGAGTTAAATATGAGCCAAGAGGATCTGGCGAAGGCCACCGGAATAAAGCAACCCACGATTAGCAATATCGAGTCCGGGCGGAACAAGGGCTCTAGGTACGTGGTCCAAATCGCTCACGCCTTAAAAGTTGGGACGCAATGGTTAACGACCGGCCGGGGTACCAAGGAAATTAAGAATTGGGAGCCGGGGCCTGCAATCCGTGCAAAAGTTCCTCTGATCTCATGGACGACTGCTGGAAAGTGGGCCGAAGCACAAGATCCATTTCCGCCTGGGGAGGGGGAGGATTGGGTGGAAACGACGGCCGCAGTCGGGCCTAACGCCTTCGCGCTCAGAATCGTCGGCGACTCTATGGAGCCGATGATCCCGGACGGTTCTATAGTCATCATCGACCCGGTTAGGTCGTTCCAGCACGGCTCCATCGTCCTTGCCAAGCGCACCGAGGACCAGGAGGCCACCCTTAAGCAGCTCTGGTACGACGGGGCCATCCCTAAGCTCCGCGCCCTGAACCCGCGTTACCCCATCCTAGACATGCCCCCGGACACCCGAGTCATCGGGGTTGCCGTCCGGGTTGAGCTGGACCTGATCCGCCCCTGATTTTTCAGCGGGTAGTTCCCTCCGCGACATAGCGCCGCAGTGAAACATAGCGGTTGCTATTGACACGTTTCATAGCATTCGCTATCTTGCTTTCCGAAGCCTGAACAACAGGAAGCGGAGGGCAAGGGGGATGGCGAAGAAGATTGACGAAGCCGAGATGACCTACGGGGTGCTGCGCCACTCTCGTAGCGCCGGGTGCCCGGCGTGCGATGGCATTGACGCCGAAAACTGCGCCGACTGCCACGGCAAGACACGTCAGTGTGATTGGCTCCTGACAGCCAGCGGTTGGAAATATCTGCCGGTTGGTTCTATCTACGACA